GTTTCCCAGTCACGATCATGTGCGAGACCACATGCGATTCATACCTTGTTGATAGGTCAAATCTGCAAATACACAGGCCATTCCAATCAATACACCATGTTCTACAAAACTTTTTGTGAAACCGCCTCTTGGCGAAGCTGTACCAAGCGCGGACAAATTACCTTGTGGAGATGTTGTATCTGATGAACTTGTTTGCGGAACAGTTTGCATCTCAATTTGTGTTTTGCTACCGCCTAAATACTCTGGACGTTGCAACCGTGCGTCAGGTGACGTTACTCCGAAATGTGATTGTAGAATTTCGGTATATCTTGTGCCGCCCCTTGCGTCACGCTCGTATAACCGTTGAATCTGGAACGCTTCACGTAATTCGTTAATAGTGGCTGCTGTCGCATTTGTTAAATCAGCAACAACAGTAGGGAATGAACCAGTACCGTTTGCAACTACTTCGCGATAGTTTGCTGTTGTAACTAAATTTCCTGTTTCTGTACTATAATAATTAGGGGTTGGAGCTATTGTGGAATTGATAGCCAACCCTTGAATAGGGGCTTCTGTACCTAAGGGTAACGTAACTGCGTCACCTTTTTGTGGCCAAGGAAGCGCTGATGTAAAATAATCATGCCTCTTGCCACGTTTTTGAATTGTATAATCTGAATAATTATCTGGCCCATCGCCTTTATCAACAACTAGGCTGTCCTGAAGATTCTCATCTCGGAACCATTCATTCCAAATAAGGTTATAAGCCCTTCCGTGCAGGTTATTGAAATCTATACCTGCTACTTGTGTTGGAAGACCCATATAATCGTAAAGTGAGCCTTCCGCAACTGTTGCACCAGTTACTTGTGGTACTAAATAATCTGTATTATCGCCCGGGTCTTCTTGTGCGCCGTTAAATCTTTCCCAATGATCCCAAACCAATCTGTTTGGAACAAAGAAAAAGAAGGTTTCAACGTACATGCCATCCATAACTGGATAAATGGGTGTGGCCAAACGGCCAAACCCATTCGCATTCATTTGAAACGTGTCGCCAGGGAGAACTTCGTCAACATAAATAGGAACCAATTGACCTGAATCAAAGGTTGTTTTTAAACCGTGTACACGGTTAAAGGTACTTCGTTGAATTTCTGCGTTTGGTACACGGCTAAATTCATGATTCATTGTCGTGGGGAGAGTCCCCATTGGTCCACCTAGCATTTTACTCTCCTAGTGTTTCAATCTCTATAATTTTGTTTGGTTTTGTTTGTCCGGTGATTACACCTGTGTTTTCGTCAAATTCACCCAGTCTATGCAGCGAAAAATCGCTAGGGTGTTTTGCGAACGCGTGATCTTTATTATTAATCACGATGTCTTGAACGGCTCTAATAGCAGTGCCGTCTTTTATTTCCAGAAAAGGTTGTGAATAGATTTCTGCTTTTCTATCAAAAACTGCATAATATACTTTCGACATTTCCAACTCCCATGAAATATTAGTTCATGGGAATCTTACGCATAATATACATTAGGAGTCAATAACTTATGTAACGTTTTGTTTAGACTCTTGTTTACCTGTAAATGATTCATTTTATGACATTTTACAGGTTTCGGATCAGCCTTTCTAATTTTTTTATTTTTATTTCCTCTGACACCCATAGCTGATCCATTGCCTTATTGTATTCTGTAATTACCTCTGGTGCCTGTTCTTTTCGCTTCGTTTTTAACTCCTGAAAATACTCTGGGTCGTATTTTTCAAGCTGTTTATCATAATACCTAGGCACTTTCATTTTTACATTATTGTGGACTATATAATCGTGACAGTGGGCGTCAGTCCAACCGTATTTCCAATACCACGTTTCTCCAATTCCCGACCGACGAGACATTGTTGCGTATTGGTTGTCGAGATCATATTCAATCTCGCCTGTTTCTGGATTTATATAATACTCAGGGGGACCCTCCCCTTTCGCTTTTTTCATTACATAACGTGCTACGTATGCTGCACTTTCATATGTGCATTCTCCTATCCTATGGAAGCCGTGTGGCCACAGTTCCTCTAATTCGGGTGATATATATAAATTATTACCTAATTTTGTTTCCCATAATTGTTTATCTGGGAAATCATACCCGAATATTAACGCGTGATAATGGGGACGTTTATTTTCATCCCCATATTCACCGCAGTGAAAGAATCTAACTTCTTTCCCTATTTTTTTTCGTAACCGTTTCATAAATTTTTGAAACTCAGTTACGTCCAGAGACCATGGGCGAGGGCGCTGCTCTAATGTCTCTGGATTTATTGTTAATGTTATAAAGCTATTGTTTTCGTGCATCTGGGCTTCGTGCATACACCTCACAGCCCATTCGCGACTATGTTGTAGGCGGCAGCCCCAACATTGACCACAAGGCAAATTAAAACCCTTTGCAAAAGCAAAGGGTTTGTTAAACACCACTTTGCCTTCGTACTTAAAGGCGAGGAGTGGATGATAGCAGGTCATATTATAGCCTTATTCCACCTCGCATTGATTTTGCGAAATTACTTGGCCGTACCGCCATAGCTGTTTTTGTAAACAGTTTCTTGCTTCTTGTTTTCTTCATTTTCTTTCTGTACTTCATCTGTTTCATTCCTTTCATAAAGTTGTAACCAAACTTCACCTTTTTCGTTTGGCATTGGGTAGGTTTCCAATTTCATACTAAATTTGTCTTCTCGCTTAAACGCAGCTCCTACAGTTATCCAATTTGTTCTGTCTCCAGATCTTTTCGCCTGGACTACTTTATAATTCACATTCCACACATTAACCTCCTTTGGTGTCAGTAGGCCCAGTTAACATCAAGCAGTTAACTGGGCCTGCGAATCCTTACTCCTCTGCTTCTTGAGGAGCGGGAGGTGCGGATTCGCTTTTTGGTGTCACCTCCACCATAGTGTCGGGCGCTTTCGCTAACCCCATTTCTATCATTTTTTCCTTATTTTTCGGATCGGTGGCAAATTCGAAAAATAATCCAGGATTATTGTTGAATTGCTCCCGAATGTGACTCGGAATTTCTGCAAAGCTCTCGTTCGCTTCCCGAACCATGTTAAAAGCTTCTGCATATTCATTGATTTCTGAATAATCGCCATATTGCGCTATTCCTTTGTTTACATTTGCAATGAGACCAGTGCGGTCATATTGCTTAATAATGTTACGCACGTCGGCTGCTGCCGCGTGTGATTGTTGTGTTAGGCTTTCGCCTGTTGTTTCAAACCCTGAACGGGTTCTGTCGCCATAGGCTGTTTTGAATTTTAATTTTGTCATCTTGCGCTCCTGCTATATCTGTCATCCAAACTTGGTGTGTTTTTTAATACTTTGGGTGCATTTTCCATAAGTTTATCAATGATAATTGACCCAATTTGGTTTTGCGGAGCGTGCTTTAATTGCATTGCACTAAGCCCCAATTTATCGAGTGCTTTAATATCGCCTCTCAATATTTTATTTGTTAGATCTTTAAATATCGCTTCTGCTTCAGCTATTGTTGTTCTTGTTTGAGCAAGTATGCCTTCTGCATTTAATTTCCTGACTTCAGCAGGAATTTTATCAAGTACTTCTGTTCTAACTTTTGTTGCTTGTGATTTGATCAAACCTGTTTGAGCGCGGGTTTGTTCGATACCCGCCATTGTTTGCGCGCCTTTTAATCCTGCTGAATATGAATCTTGCCATTGCATTGATTTTCCGGTGTAGCTCGCGCCTTGCGGGGTCGAAGCTCCACCAAGTCTTGCTGATAAGATAGGGTTTAGGCCTGCTGCACGCAGATCTTTAACTTGCCTTTGATGTGCGGTATTGCTCATACGTTCTTGGAACGCCATTTGTTTAGCTGTAGATCGTTCAGACAACTGATTTGCGTATGCTGTACTTGCTTCTGTACGTTTATTGGCTCTATGTTGGCCAAAATAACCTAACGCTGCTCCTGCAGCTATTTGCCAAACCATTATTTACACTCCTCTACTGTAATAAGAAGGGCGTCACCAACAGCACACAGAACATCAGCCCAAGGCTGCAAATTGTGATGAATAAGCCACACAACAGCTGCGCCAAAAAGGGCAGGAAGAATAAACTTCCTAGCCACATTAATAATAACGCTCCATTGAATTCCATTCATGGTTCACCTAGAAATGATCGATTAGACCAGGGACGCTATACACTGGCATTGGACGTGTTGTTTTTAGATCGAAATACCAATCCCAAATAAACTCCGGCTCTGTAGGAACAGCTATTACGCGGTTTATGGGCGGGTTTTCTTCGATAAAGGACGCGTTTAATGACGGCAGCGAGGCAAAATCTTGTGCTAAATGCCATACATCGAGGCTACCAGTCGCATTACTACGCATTTTGCCTGTAATCTGACTTGGCTTATACCGATATTCTGCATATCGCTCTTGATACCCAAATGTCTGGGTATCGGCAGACGTACCTTGTGTGTAAATTTCTTGGTTAAGCACAGCCTGTTCGCCCAAATGGGCGAGAGCTGGCCAATAATAATCCCAGCGATCACCCCCGGCGATCGTGACTGGGAAAC